TCGCGGAGTCGCTCGGCTCGGCGGTGTTGCGTGTCTTCACGGGGGATGCGGAAAACAAGCAGCCGTTGCTCGATTCGTCGCAGGCGGCGCTCTTCCAGGACGCGGCGGAGGACACTACGAGTTTCAACCTGTGGGAGGACGTCGCGACGTCGATCGAGGTGACCGGTAACGCGTTTATCTGGAAGGTGCGCGTAGCGGGGCGCGTCGAGGAACTGTTCGCGTTCCCGGCGGACGTGTGTCGCGTGTTCCGCGCGAAGGTTGGTGGGCAGAAGCGGATAGAGGCTCGGATTGACGGGAAGACGACGGATATCACCGCGGATGTGGTGCATATCCGTGGTTGGAGCCCGATGCAGTCACCGTCTGGGGCGTCTCCGGTCGAACTTCACCGCCGTTCACTGATCGGAATGGTCGCGTTGGACGACTTCCGGGGCCGGTATTTCGACTCGGACGCGTCTCCGAACCTCGTGTTGGTGCACCCTGGGAACCTGCAACGGTCGCAGCGTGACGAGTTGCGGGAGTCGTGGAAGGCTCGTCATGCTGGCCCGAGGGGTGAAAAGACCGCCATTTTGTGGGGTGGGATGGAGGTTAAGCAGCTTTCTTCGACGCTTCGCGACATGCAGGCCGCTGAGATCGCCGAGTTGGACGTGAAGGACGTAGCGCGCATGTTCCGCATCTACCCGGCGAGCCTTTTGACGATGGAACACCAGACGCGCGTTCCCGAGGCCGAACTCGTGGGCGATACGTTCTACCGGTTGTCGCTGATGCCGCGTCTGCGTCGCATTGAGAGGGCTCTCAGCAGTGATCGCGAGATATTCCCTGACCGCAAGGTGTATGCGCGCTTCGACGTGGGTGAGATCACGCGCGGGAACATCACGACGGTCGCGAACAAGGTGCACATGCTGAAGCAGGTCGGGATTCTGACCGCGAATGAGGGTCGTGCGGAGATCGGGCTCTCCCCGAGTGACGATCCGACCGCCGACGAGCTCCAGGTGACGCCTGTCGGTGGGGCTCCAAACGAGCCGGCGTCTCTCCCGTCTGCCGATGACGCCAACTCTGGCGATGCCGGAGATACCTTCGACGCCGCTACGCCCGCCTAGGAGACTTGATGACAGACACCCTTCAGCCGGCCCTCGAGTCGGAGCGCAAGCACGGTCCCGATGAGGTAGTCGAGCATCGCGTAGCGGGCCTCGAGGGGCTCGAGTTCCGCGATACGACGGAGACCGGAGACGGCACGATGACTCTCTCGGGCCATGCTGCCGTCTTCGAGCGTCTGAGTCTGCCGTTGTATGACTGGCAGTTCGGCCAGTTCAACGAGCGGATCGCTCGTGGCGCGTTCGAGGCTGCGTTGAATCGCAACCCGGACGTGCATCTCGTGATCGGGCACGACATGACGCGCGTCTTGGCGCGGACGCAGTCGAAGACGCTCGAGCTCCGTGAGGATCCCGCCGGCCTGCGTGTCTTCGCTCGGATCGACCCTGCGCTCTCGTTCGCGTCCGACCTGCGCATCCAGATGAAGCGCGGCGACGTCGACCAGATGAGTTTCGCGTTCACCGTCCAGCGTGACGAGTGGCTGATCGAGAACCCGGAGACGCCCGAAGAGCGCGTCATCCGCACGATCACCGAGGTTGGGGAGTTGTACGACGTGAGCGTCGTCGCGCAGGGTGCATACCCGCAGACGGACGCCCAGTTGCGGAGCCTGCTCGAACACGCCGCCGAGAATGGCCGTGTCGCTCTCCGCACTCGAAGTCTTCCGCGTCGCTCGGCACCCAATGCCGAGGGCGGGGAGAGCGATCGTCGCTCGGAGCCCAACTCCGAGGGTGGTCTTGACCTGCGCCAGCACCGCATCGAAGTGATGCGTAAGCGGCTGGCGCTAGCCCAGATCGCATAGGAGATGACCGTGCAGGATTCCCCACGGCTCGCGCAGGCGCGAGCCGCTCATCAGGACGACTCTGAAGCGGATGCACGACGCCGCCAACGAGTATGAGAACCTCCCGGACGGTACGAGCGACGAGGACGCTGAGAAGGCGTCCCAGGAGTTCGACACCGCGCAGGCGGAGACGGAGCGCGCGAAGTCGGACGTCGACAAGCTCGAGCGTGTCGCGCGGGCTCGCGCGGACGCGCCGCTGCCGGTCGATTCGTCGCCCGAAGAGAAGCGACACGCCGGCGAGGTCACCACGAAGGAGCCGCTGACGTATCGCAAGGACAACGCGATGAGTCAGCATTACTTCCGCGACCTGGCCAAGAGCGATCGTGGCGACCATAAGGCCGCCGAGCGGATCCAGCGTCACGGACGCGAGGTCGAGGCGGAACGCCGCGACATCACCCGCGTCGACGGTGCCGGCGGCGAGTTCGTCCCGCCGCTCTGGCTGATCGACAAGTACTTCGACATCGCGCGTCCGGCACGCACGACCGCCGACCTCGTCTCGAAGATGGACCTGCCGGGCGGGACGGACTCGATCAACATCCCGCGCGTCACGACCGGCGCTGCCGTCGCCATTCAGGCGGCGGACAACGCGAACATCAACGAGGTCGACATGGTGACGGCGACCGTCAACGCCCCCGTGCGCACGATCGCGGGTCAGGAAGACGTCGCGATGCAGTTGCTCGACCAGTCGCCGATCGCGTTCGACCAGATCGTCTTCAAGAACCTGGCGACGAGTTACGCGCAGCAGCCTCGACCTGCAGGTTCTCGCAGGGGCGGGCACGCTCGGCACGCTGCTCGGCATCCAAACGACGGTGGGCATCACGTCGGTTACGTACGTCGACCTCTCGCCGACGGTGCCGGAGCTCTACTCGAAGCTCGCCGGTGCGATCAACAGCGTGCAGACGACGCGGTTCCTGCCGCCGACGGCGTGGGTCATGCATCCGCGGCGCTGGTACTGGATGATCGCCGCGCTCGACTCTCAGAGCCGTCCGCTTGTCGTTCCGATGGCAGGACCCGCGCAGGCGTTCAACGCGATCGGCACTGGCACCGAAAACAAGGCTGAGGGCATGGTCGGCTACCTGCTCGGACTGCCTGTGTTCGTCGACCCGTCGATCTCGATCGTGCAGGGCGCAGGTACCGAGGACAGCATCATTCTCGCGCGGTTCGACGACGCGATCCTGTTCGAAGGTCAGCCCCGCACGCGGGTGATGTTCGAGATCGGCTCGCAGACGCTGACGGCGCGCTTCCAGCTCTACAACTACGTGGCGTTCACCGCCGGCGGCTACCCCGGCGGCATCGCCGTCGTGACCGGCACCGGCCTGATCGCACCCACCTTCTGAGTCTGAGGAGACGAATCGATCATGGCAGACACGAAGCAGCAGGACGACGCGGCGAAGGTCGCGGACGATGCGGTCAAGCCGTCGAAGGTTCTCAGCGCCGGATCCGGCGTCGAGAACGTCACGGTGTCGGTCGACGACAAGCCCGCGGCGGAGCCCGGGCATCAGCTCGCCGCTCGGCTCGAGGGTCAGGTGTTCGATCCGAACGCCGCACGTCGCCTCGCTGAGGGTCGCGGTCCGGGCCTCCAGGACTCCGAGGCGGCGCACCCGGCTACGTGGGTGCAGGAGTCGGACATTGCGGCGGCCGACCTCGTGCGCCTCCAGCGTGAGGGCAATGCGCCGAAGGGCGCGAAGGACATCCGTCCAGAGGGTGACGGCTCGTAACCGGGTGGGGGCCGGCGTTCGCGTCGGCCCCCATTTCGTCTCATGACTGAAGAACAGATCAGATCCCTGATCGCGGCGTACCGCACGGAGCGCCTCGGGTACGTCGCGCGTGGTCTGGACGATCGCGTGCGACAGGTCGACGAGCAGATCGAGATTCTCGGCGGCAGCGTGCCGGCGAACCAGGCACAGGCAACGAGGCGCCCGCGTGGCGCAGGGAGAGAGAACGCGCTGATGGGAGTCGTCGCAAGTCGCGTGCAGGTCGCGACAACGGCCGGTGTTCTGGTTTTCGCTATTGCTTCGGGAGCGCCGCGCCGCTCGAGCAAGATCTACAACAACGGCCCTAACACGATATGGATCGGAGCCGACAGCAGCGTCACGGCTTCGAATGGTTTCCCGATCCTCGCCGGCACGTCGCTGGCGGTCGACCACGCGCCTCTCGATGCGCTCTACGCGATCTGTTCGGTGCTTCAGGTCACACCAGCTGATACGTGCGTGCTGGCGGAATCGTGAGCGGGCTCCGTACGGGTAAGTCTATTCCTCTTGCAGCGTTCGACGACCGCCCGCCGGCCGAAGTCGTGAACCCCATCGTGAAGGAGACGCGCTAATGGCGGCAACGCCCGCACACCTGTTCACGCCCGACCCGGCCGGCGAGCAGGTATTCGCGTCGGACGAGCACCGTCGTGTGATGACGCGCCTCAACCCGGGTCACGGCATCGGCTTCTCGACGCTCGTCGAGCGCCTCGCGGCCGACCCGTTCACGTTCGGCATCGGCCCGAACGACGACGCGAAGGTCGGGCAGATCCTCGCCGAGCTCGTCTCTGACGGTGACGCGGCACAGAACGCTCACGGCATCTGGGAGGCGACTCCGGACGGCTGGGAGAAGCTGACCAACTTCCACGCGAATGAAAAGGCGAAGAAGTGACTCCTGACCTGCTCGCCCCGCGTCTGTGGACGCCCGGGGCTCCGTTCGGTGTACTCGGAGCGGCGCTCAAGCGTACGCTCGGGCGTGCCGGCTTCCAGCTCGGCGCGATCGAGGGCTGGAATCCTCGAGGCATTGCGATCGCGTTCAACATCGCGGACGCCGCTGCCGCGAAGATCACCGACCATCTGAACGGCAAGACGACGTACACGCTGGTGACGCCGAACTATGTGGCGCTCTTGACGGGTACGGCGCTCCAGGGTGATACCGGCTTGAGCATCACCGTCGGCAACAATGTCGAGGCGAACTACACCGGGTATGCGCGCCTTTCGTTGGCGGCGGCGGATTACAACGCTGCGGCTGCGGGTGCGCATCCGCCGAACGCGACGACGACGTTCCCAGTGGCGCAGAAGACGTGGCCGGCGTGCACGGCTGGCACGGCGGTCGTGACGAACTGGTGCGTTGTGCTCGGTACGGCGGTCACGCGCGGCGGCGCGGGCGACATCACCTTCTTCGGTACGTGCACGTCCACGACGATCTCGACGACGCAGACGCCGCCCACTGTCGCCGCTGGCGGCTTCACGGTTTACGGCCCCCTGAGCCTAAATGCCTGGCGGCCCCGCGAACTTTCGCCTATAGCCCTGTCGCGACGGCTCCGAGCCCGGCTACGTCGGGCACGAGCCTGGTCGTAGCGACGGGCAATGGTGCGCTCTTCCCGGTCGTTCCGTTCAACGTCACGATCTGGCCGACGGGCACGCAGCCGACGGCTGCGAACTCGGAGATCGCCCGCGTCACGGCGATCTCTACGGACACCCTGACGATCGTGCGTGCGCAGGAGGGCACGACAGCTCGCACGGTGGTGGTGGGTGATCAGATCGCTGCGACGGTCACGGCGAAGACGCTGAGGGACATCGAGAATGATCTTCCGTACTACAACATCGAGGATCCTGCGTTCGGCGCGATCCCCGATGCGTTCTTCCAGGATGGTGCTGCGACGGGTGCTTCGACGGCGTTCACGAGCGCGACCGCGGCGTTCGTGGCGGGTGATGCGGGTAAGCAGATCGTGATTCTCGCCGGTGGTGTGTCGGCTGCTCAGGATCACCACACCACGATCGCGTCGGTCACGAACGGGACGACGATCGTCCTGACGCAGGCCGCGGGTCGCACCGTCTCGCCGGCGCGCTTCTACGTCTCGCGTGGTGGCGATTCGACGACCGCGATCCAGAACGCGATCAACGCTGCAACCGCCGCTGGTGGTGGCACGATCTTCTGCCCCGGCCCCGGCTACGCCATCACCGGCCTGACGCTGAAGAACCGCACATGGTTGAGGGGTGCGGGTATCCGCGCGACGATGCTGCACCTGCTCGCGAACTCGAACGTGCCGGTCGTGATGAACGACTGCACGCTGAACAACACCGCGATGACGTGCGCCGTCTCGGACATCTGGCTCGACGGGAACCGGATCAACCAGTCGGACGTGACGACGACGATCGCGACCACGGCGTACACGGCCGGCAACAACGTCCTGAACGTCGCGGCGACGGGGAGTTTTCTGCCGAACGGTGAGGTGTTGATCGGCACGACGCGCTACTCGTATCAGAAC